CCTGAATGAACAGAGATTCCCCTTTAATTGGTTTAGGAAGTAGCGACTTCAACAGCGCATTCCGGACGTAGGATGCCGTGACCGACACTGTACTTACCGACCATCATGTCACCTTGGTACATGATGTGGAAGTCAGCACCTGACATTTCCATAGCAAGGTCCATCAACTTGACAGTACCAGCAGCTTCCTTACGCCATACAGCAGCAGCAACAGTAGAGAAGTTGCCGTGGTATGTGTTCATCGTACCAGCAGTAGCTGATGCAATATTTGTAGAAGGAAGGTTGTTGGTCTTAATCAAGGATGTTCCACCGACTTTGTGTATTTCTCCATCAGCATAGACACCAGAACCGCCCCAATCCTTATTCAGGAGCTTCGTGGTTTGGGCCATTAAATAATACTGAGCGGGTTTAACGGCAGCATAACGCTCACCTTCCGGTACGTCTTTTTCATCCAATGCTTGATTGGCATCGAAGATCAGACCAGCGAGTATTTCACCATCAGTCTTAGCAGCAGCGTTACTAACCTTAGAACCACCGTTGCCAGAAGTAGTGGTAGCATTGGCACGGGATGCCAACAGGATTACACGGGCAACATTGCTATCATATTCTTTGGCTAGGGCGATACCCAGTTCATTAGAGTAGATTGAGCGGACATCGTAGTGGTTCTTTGCAGCTTGCAAATCATCAATGAACACATCAGAGATCAACAGGTTATCGATGTTGATGATACGCTGATTGTGTTCGATCTGGTTGCTACCGACGATTGGAGTACCAGCCGTATGATAACGGGCGGTGGCTTTCCAAGTCGCAGGGAAAGAGGCAGATTTGCCTGAAGTGATTGAGCGAACTAGGTGTTTATCGGCAAAGACGGTAGCCATTTCGAAAGCCGTCAGAACCTCACCCGCAAACTGATCACGGAACAGTGCATTGTCCGTGGCGAAAGTTCCATCCAAGGCACCTGCATTAGGTACACCAAGGCTGGAGATTGTTGCGTTTACCATTGTTGGTAATTCCTTATATAAATTGAATGTGAGAGGTTTGATTGCTCCCATATGTCCCTAACGCTCAACGCTCAAGGTGTCCTCCGCAAAGGGCTTGGGTATCCTGATTGGTTCAGTGGGGAACTAGAGCCGCCTAAAAAGGTCAGCACTCTAAAAAAATGGAGGGGGAGCCATATTAATTAGCTCTACCCCTCCTACGCCTAGGCGCGTCCGAAGATTGAGGAGTGTTTCAATTTTCCTGCAACTATGTCCCGGTATGCGGGATCAGTTTTATAACGTGGGTCTTTCATAGCGGCAGTCAACTCAGCAGTGGAGTTAAACTTCTCGCCTGTCACACTACCGGGTTTACCACCCAGCAATGAGGGTTCACTGCCCATCTTTTTAGTGAACCGATTATGCATGGCTTCAACAGCGAATTGTGCTGATGCTTTACCATTGGAGACTGCCTCGTTATATGAAGCAACTTCTTCCTGCGTGATGTTAGTGGAAGCCCAGGTCATCATCTTGGCGTACTCTTCAGCACCACCAATTGATCCTTGGACCTCATCTACATCAGCCTGTGCTGTGACCTCGTTGACCTGTGCCCGTGCAGACGTTCCAGTGAGATATGAGTCCACAATGTTTCGTGCATAACCTTGTTTCTCAAGAGCGTCATAAGCTCTTTCAGGGAACTCACCTGTTCGGTGATACTCTGCACTGACAGCTTTGGCATCCATACCAGCAGCATCAAAGACACTAGCTAATTGAGGACCATAACCATCAACTTCAGCAGCCTTCATCTCATCAGTCTTTTCAGACGGGAAGAATTCAGTTGGAGCAACCGCATCAGCAGCGGGAGCATCCGTAGATACTTGATCACCTCCTTCAGAATTTTCCTCAGGTGCAGTGCCTAGCTTGCCTTCGAGTTCTTTGTATGCAGCAACTAGATCGTCCTGAGACTTAAACTTGCCAGCGAGTAGTTCATCCTGTGCCACCTCATCGGGAGCCACAGAACCAGTAACATCATTCTGGATAACAGTTTCATTTGTTGTCATGTTTAGTAATCCACCCGCCCATTACCGGACACAGTTTTACCTTCAAATTTAGGGACAGCAGGGGCTGCTTCAGCAACCGTAGAGCCATCAGCGTCAGAGCGAGAGTTGCCCAAAGGTGTGACAACAGCATTCATTGAAGTGTCTTCTGCTTCTGCTTCAACTTCAGCAGAGGTTTCTTGTGATTTGCCTTTAACCATCTACAGGTTCTCCTTGTGGGGCCATGGCACCAGATTGTGCGGCGGCTCCTATTTGTTTCATTGCTTCCGGTCCTAATGATTGGGTCATCTGCTGTGCTTGCTGTTGCTGCTTCTCTTGTTGGATTTCCTCTTGGGTCTTAACGAGACCAACAGGATCAATACCATCTGAGACAGCTAAACGAGCGATAGCTTCATTAGGGTGGATATAGGCTTGGATAGATTCTGGTCCCAAGGTTTGACCTAAGGTTTGGAGGAAACCCATGAGTTTATTTCTATCATGTCCTCGACCAAGAGCTTCAAGCCCAGTAACAATTGTGGGTTTAATAATGTCTTTAGGAAGTTCAGGAAGCCGACCATCACGGGTCAGCATATGCCGCCTACGATTCACGTAAGGCATCTGGAATTCTTGGGACAGGATGGAATAAATACCGCCAAGTGAGGATTCTAATTCCCCAGCCATGAATCTGATTTCTTCGGCTGTTACTCTCTCCCCACTTCGTTGGATTGAAGTGTTCAGAAGGAAAGCGAATTCGAGGCGTTGCTCGATACGTTCCATCGCTTGGTAAGCTGTACTGAAATCATGATGCTTCTGCATCTGCATAACAGACACATCATCGGCACTCCCCTCACGGACTGCGAGGTTGGGGGCTTCTGCGATTGTCTTAGATCGTGTAGCACCATTAGGGTTCACAAGGATCAGGACTTTAGCAGCAGCGGCAGAACCATCAACGACAGCTTTGGTGAGACCTTCGAGCGACTTCAAGTCACCTAGGTATTCCTCAACATAGCCACGCCCATAGTCTTCACCATCAATTCGATTGAACCGAAGTGGAATCCATGGGGAGGTTTCGAGGGGATGTGTGCCTTGAGAGCCGGGGATTGTTTCACCCATTGCTTCTTGGTGGACCTCCCACTCCTCACCTTCACGGATGATATGAGTATAGATGTTGACCACCTTCTCATTATTCGTGCGATCTTTGTAATCATCCTTGGCCTTCAACTTCGATAAGAACTCAGGTTCTAATGCAGCAGGGCTGACCTGTTCATGAGTGATCATCTCCAGAGGGTTGCCCATCGGGTCTCTAACTATTACAAAGCGTCCGATTTGGAAGACACGCATTCCTTTTTCACTGACAAACAGTAGGATATTCCCACTGACGATCAGGTGCTTGAGAGCCTCGAAGATTGCCACTCGATCTGAGGACACTTCGATCTCTTGCATGATTGCGCGTTCAACCTTGCCAAGGGCTGTCTGGATTTCAGTCTTTACATCCTCACCACCTTGCTCTTCAAGAACGAACTCATCGACATTGAGGCGGAAGAACGGTGCATTAGGAGGAAGCAACGCCATCAGGAGCTTGGATGCGAGGTTGTTTACACCTCTGGCACCCACGCCCTGATATGGAGTTATGATCTTAGAGACCTTGGTTGACACCTCGATAGGCTCCAACATTGGGAGGGTTAGCTTGGCAGCTTCCTTGGCCCGTCTAATATAAGGGGTCCGATCAGATTTTAACTGTGAGTATCGTCCCTCAACTTTACCTTGAGAAGCTTTCATTTACTTACCCTTATGTTGGAATGTTCAAACCAGAGCCAGAGCCGGGTACATTCAGGTCAATCCGTAATGCCTGAGTTCCCTTCTTTGATGCCTTCTTCTTGTTACTCGCGGCACCTACACCTGTTTGACCAGCTTCACTCACAACAGGAGCTACTGCGCTTGGCTCTGGTGCTGGAGGAGGAGGTGGAGGCGGAGGAGGTGGTGGCGGAGGAGGAGGAGGTGGTGGCGGAGGTGGCGGAGCCTTAGGGGCTGACGGCATACACATTTATTAATTCTCCATAACCACCTCTTGCTGGCGGTTGTACTGTTCAATGAGGAACCTGACCATCTTCCGCTCCCCTGCTTTAATCCAAACTTCACGTTCAGGATCATTAGGGTTGGGGCATCGTTCAGGGAATTTCTTATCCAGAATTCTTATCAACGGCTCTGGAATTGCCGGGAGTTTTATATCGGTATTCATTTATTACCTTCTGAGGTGCAACCTAATTATAAAAAAAGGGACACCCCGGTTAAGGAAGTGTCCCTGATGTTAGTTAGTCACAGGTCTTAGAGCCTGTCGCTGGATCGATGTAGCAAGCTGCACCGTCCTCTTCTTTTTCTGGTTTAGTATCATTGGAGTTTAGAACGCCAAATCTTTTACCAGCAGCACGGAACGTAGTTATACCTTTTGCGCCTCCCAGCCATGCGTTCATGTAAATGTCTTTAAATTCTTCCCAAGTTACATCATCACCAACATTGCATGTCTTCGAGACTGCACTATCCACATACTTCTGAGCCAACAGGAGTACATCCAAGTGTTGCTGTACCGTAACGTCCTTGGTGCGAACACCTTTGACTTCAAAGTTAGCCACACCGTAGTCAGGCATTTCAGCTATGATGGAACCTTCGAACTCCTTGATGGTACGCATGGTTGAATATGCGAACACAGGTTCGATACCTGATGAGATGTTATCAGCACCCAAGCTGATTGTTCCAGTAGGTGCGATACTCAAGAGGTGGGAGTTCCGGATACCATGTGATGCAATCCAATTTTGGATATTCTCAGGCAGTGTCTGGATAAACTTACTCTCAAGATACTCAGGCTCAAACTTAGGGAATGGGTCTTTCTCAATCGCTAAGTCCACTGAGGTTGTGTATGCAGCATCACGAAGGATGATCAATACTTCCTCTTGGAATTCTAGGAACAGGGGAGAACCATAAGGGAAACCTAAAGCTTCAGCAGCATTGGCAAGACCAGTGATACCCAAGCCCATACGGCGTTTGTCCTGTGCTTCCTTTGCCTGTCCTTCAAGAGGGAAGATAGCTATGTCTAGGACGTTATCCATAGCACGTACAACGGGCGCGATATCTGTTCGATATAAATTCCAATCGAATACATACGTCCCCTCTTTCATTACCACATACTTCACCAAGTTAAATGAACCCAACAGACATGCACCGTTAGGTGGAAGTGGCTGTTCTGCACATGGATTAGTGGCTGTGATCTTTTCACAATAATGAAGATTGTTCCACTCATTGATCCTATCCAAGAAGAGAACTCCCGGCTCGGCCCAATCAAAGGTCATACGCATTATTTCATTGAAGAGAGCTTTAGCGTTCACAGTCTCATAAACTTCACCATCGAAAACTAGGTCAAACATTCCCCCATTCTTTACAGCCTTCATGAACTTATCAGTCACACCAACTGACAAATTGAACTGCTCAAGCGCACCCTTTTCCTGCTTGCAGTGAATGAACTCACGAATGTCAGGATGATCACACCGAAGGACACCCATCATTGCACCTCTGCGATTACCCGCACTCCGGATGGAACTACAGGTAGAATCCCAGATGGGCATGAAGGATATTGGGCCACTTGATTTGGCACCTACACCTTTGATGTGGCTATGCTTCGGGCGGATGGTAGAGAAATCAAAGCCATCCCCTCCTCCCATCCGCATGGTACGGGCAGCACGTTTAACAGAGTCCATGATACCATCCATGCTGTCCACGATAGGCGCATCGACGTAACAGTTAAGGGCTGTTATCTGTCTACCTGACCCGACTGCTGCTTGCACTCGACCACCAGCCATAAACCGTTGGTTCAAGAAGATATCCTTCAAGACCACACGGTGTGCTTCGCTATCCTTCAGTTCCCCTGCCAAGCGACAGGCACTGTCATAGAAGCTTTCATCTGGTTGACGGTGTTTCTCTGAGTGGACCTGTTCAGAGATTGGATGGGTTGGGCCGTATACTTTAGCGATCATCGCCACTCCCTTCGATCACACCACGTTCCATACGAGATTTAAGTTTACGGATATTACGTCTAGCGCAATGCTCCATAGAAGAGTTA